TTTCTCCCAGAGCTGGCGGAAGGCATTACCGATGGCCTCCGCCGCCGTCACGAGCCACGAGCGGTGGCCCTCTTCATCCGCGCCGAGCAACGACCTCACCCTCTCCCGCCACGCGGCTGCGGCTTGTTTCAGCTGATTTTCCTTTTCATCGAGCGCCTCCGAGTACGCGGCGACAGTGGTGTTCATCTCCCGCTCGATGGCGGCCACGCTCCTCTGCGTCCAGGCGTCGATCTCTCTGAACCGGTCTTGCTCGCGCTTCTCGATGTTCTGCATGGCATAGGCCAGCTCCTCGCCTGTCCACCCGGCGATTGGCGCGTAGGCCGCGAGCAAACCTGCGGTCATGTCATTGATCGTTTGTTCCCACGCTTTTGCTACGGGAGCGGCGACCTTCTCGATGAAGAATTTCTTGATGCGCCCAGCTATTTGCTCGGCGAGAATGAGCAGCCCGTAGAGGAACCGATGCCACGCCTGCTTCATGTAGATCGTCGCGCGCTCAAACGACAAGCTGATGCCATCCCACAGGGCTTTCATCGCCCCAATCAGGTCGCCCTGGGTGATCCGCTCCACCGCCGTGCGCCACGCCGCACTCATGGTGCTTGCCATGTCCTGCCACGCCACCCCCAGGTCCTTCACCCTCGCCCTCGTGGCCACGAGATACACCCCAAGGGCGGCCACGCCTGCGGCAGCAGCACCGATGGGATTGGTCAAGGCGGTCAGCAACACACTCAAACCTCTCAGGGCCTTCCCAACAACAAGCACAGTCGTTTTCAGAACGGTCAATGCGCCCGTGGCAACCGTCGTCAGGACGCCGAACGCCTTGAGCGCCAGGCCGACTCCAATCAGCAGGCCCACGCCTTTGAATAGCGAGACAATCAGGCCCTGGTGTGCCGCGAGAAAGTCCCGTATGCTGCCGCTGGCCCTGCGCAGCCAGTCGGTCAGATTCTTCAGTCGCTCGCTCAAAGCCTCGCCGATGGTGATGCCGAGCTCTTTGAACGCCTCCCACAGGCGCCGCGCTCGCTGTGTCAGCGTGTTCTGTGCAATGCCATATGCCTCGGCAGTGGCCCCCGCCCGTCTGGCCATCCTCTCAGCGTACTGGTAGGCATCACCCAAACGGAAGAAAAGGGGCAAGGCCCCACGGAGCGCGCGAATGTTCGGGAATATCCGGCCGAGGTCTTGAATCCTGGCGCCGCCTTCCCGCAACCGCTTGAAAAACTCTAGCAGACCGTGCTTCCGGACCCACTCGACACTCAACTCCACGCCGAACTCCCGCGCGGCCTCCTGCGCCTCCTTCGTCGACCGAATGAATGAGCGGAAAAGGGCGCGTGCGGCAGTGCCCGCTTCACGCACTTCGGGGATTGTGTGGGTGATGATAGCAAGGGCGGCACCGAACTCTTCCACGCGGATCCCCGAAGATGATGCCACACTGCCCACGAGGCCGATGACGTTGGCCATGTCCTCGAATGTCGATCGGGCAAGCCGAACGATTTGGAACAAGAAATCCGACGTATCGGCGATGTTCTCTAGCCGCCCCTCGAATGCCCGATAGACGCTTATGACGGCCTTAGTCGCCGTAGCTGCATCCGTCCAACCCGCCACGCTCAGGCGGAGAGCTTGATTGAGCAACGCCATCCGGTCTGCGAGAGGCACCTGCGCGGATGTGATATCATACAATGCTCTCGCGATGTCCGACGCGGACCGGCCATACTCGATGGCCAGCCTTCGCACGTTGCGGCCCATTGCGGGAGCCAGGCGGTGGTTGTGCCGCTCCATCATGGATGCCACCTTGGCCATCTCGGCCTCGAATGACGCGAACTGCCTCGCGGCCAGGCCAAGTCCCGCGCCCAGCCCCACGCCCCAGCGGAGCATGCGGCTGCCGAGCGCGTTGATGCTGTTGCTGAAGGCTTGGAGCCGCGCCCTCAGGGCGCCCAGCTGGCGCGCGAGATTCTCCTGGAGGCCAATCTCGACGTAGGCACGGGCAACGCGAATTCCACCTGCGCGCGCCATGGGTCATTCCTCGATTCGCTTCAACAGGTTGGGTGCATTCTCCACAGTCTTGGCCAGCGCGGGGCGCATGTATGGTCTCGCCGCGATGCGCACCCAGCGGCCACGAACACATGAGCGCCCGCCATACTCTAGCACATGCGGGACGCTCACACCGGCGTAGGCGATGCGGTGAATGCGGAGTGGCCCTACAACCACGCACCGCCGCTCACGATCATAGGCGTAGAAGATGGCGTTTTTCAACAATCCCACGTGCGTGTGCGGTGGTTGGCCGGGGAGGGATGGCTTCGCCGAGCGCTTCATGCTGTGCCGGGCGACCTTGCGACAATACGCCCCGAGGTAGTTCAAGCCCCGGGGCATCTTGTATCCCAGAACATACCGCCGCAGGGGCGCGCCGTTGAACCAGGCGAGGCGGCCTCTGAAAAGCACTTGCATCCGCCCTGTGGAAAACGCCGGCATTTCGCCTCACTCCTGTAGCACTCTCATGGTTTCACCTGGACGTTCTCCGCGTCGATCACGAGGCCCTGCGGCCAGCTCGCCGAGTCCACGATGATCCATCGGCAGTGGTATGTGTGCCCACTGAGGCCATTGCCGGCCATCTCCGAGGTGATCACCCCGCTGCCCGGCTGCCACTCCACAACGCCACTCGCACCGTCCGACAGATCGAACTCAGCGGCCTCTCCGCCCTTGGCGTCCCGGTCGAGGATCGGGGCCGAGGGGTCGCTGTCATAGATCACCAGGCGGAGCGAGGTGATTGTATCCGCCGACAGGTCGATTGGCGAGTATGTCCGCCCGCCGTCGGTGCTCGCCTCAAGGCGGTCGCGGAGGCCGTTGTTTCTGCCAACGTAGAGTGTCCTGGTCACGGCGATGCTCCTAGTTCAAGCGCGCCGCGCGAGCCAGTATGGTATCATCAACCGCGCGCACCCATCCACGGTCCGCCGCCTGGTAGTGGCGGGACACATCGAGCGCGCGGGCAAGAAGCGCCAGGACCTCGGCAGGCCGCCATGTGAAGACGGTTATCGTGAGGACTACCGTGGACGGGATGACCACACACACGGGAGCCGGAGCGTGGGTTGCGGTGGCCAGGGAGATAGCAGGGAGCTGCCTCGTCACCACGGGGGCTGGCGCACGGGGTGACACGGCAAGGGAGACAGGAGAGGCGGACTTCACCACCACCGGCTGGGCGCCCACTCCCGGGATGCCCGTCGCCATAGTCACTGTGGGCGCGGGGATGACAACGCTCGCAGTCGCCGGCCGCACCACCGCCGACAGGGAGACGACGACCGGCTGCACAAGCGCGTCCTCCCCGTAGCGCCTCGTGGGCGTGGCGGTGAAGCCGAGCCGGGTATAGCGATTCAGTAGCACTGTCCCTTCCTCACCCCTCAGGTGATCTCAAGGATGCCGTCCGCATCCCACTCGATTCTGAATGTGCCATTGGTGGTCTGTTGAGCGCCGCCGAGGTCAAGCGACACGATCAGGTTGTCATTGGCCGCGCTGTCGTCGTAGATCACCAGGTGATACGCTGTGAAGCTCGCGTTCGTCCACTCAAGATCATCGGCGGTGACATAGCCACGGTCACCGGTGTCGTCTTTAGCGACCACGACATTCGTGAGTGTCTTCTCAGTCCCGGCGATTGCGTTGGCCGAGACCTCCGACCATTGGTCGTGGTCGGGGTTGAACGTGTGGGAGTCGTTCATCAGGACCGCCTTCAGAGTGTCCGAAGGCAGGTCAAACGTCGCGTCCATCAGGTGAGCTTTGAAATAGTTGTAAGCGCCGCTTGCCATGCTTCTACTCCTTCGGCCTGCGGGCCGCCAGCCGGAGCGTCGGGACGCGGATGGTCACATCCCGCCGACCGTCCTCATGCTCGGTGACCCGCACCTTGAGCTCGACAGGGACCTCGACAGGCTTTCCGCCCCGGCCCCCTATTCGCATTGTGGACTGCACGGTTGTCTCGGTTTGCTTCATCGGGTGGTCCTCACACAATCACGAAAGCATCGCCCGCCGAGGGCGCCTCGGTCATCTGGGTAACCGTGAAGTGCGCCCGGTTGTTCGCGGTGTAGGTGTAGTCGGTGATATGCGCCACCTGGCCCGCGAGGCTGCCGGAGGTCCACAGAATCAGGCGGTTGTTGAAGTGGTCGTCCGTGGCCTCAGTGATATCAGCGCACTCGAACTCTGTGGTGGTGGGGGTGAAATGCGTAGCCTCAACGGTGCCGGGAATCATCTGCTTCGCCGAGAGCGCGAGCCGTGCGGCGCTGTCGGCGTCGCCGTTGACCTTTCGCACATCCGCCGCCGCGTGGCCATCTCCATCAGTCTCCAGCTTGTTGCTGGGATTCGCCAGGATGGAGCTCGCAATGCCGCTGTAGGACAGGACCGCCGTGTGGGTGAGGTAAATCTGATCGACGTAGAGCGCCGTGTTCGTTTCAAGCGACGTGCCAGCGAAGCGGACGCGCACTTTGTTCGTGGAGCTGTCCTTGTGGCGCGGGAAGAGCGGGATGACCCGCACCTCGTCATCATCGCTGTCGCTGTTAGCGACGCCCACGAAGCCGCCAAGGGGTGGCACTATCTGCTCCCAGCTGCTGGTGGTCCAGTCATAGACGTAGATGTCCACGCTATCGCCGCCGCTCGGTGAGCTGCCCTCGTGGAGGCGGCCCTTGACGTGCACGTCCACAGGCACGGCGTCGTCGCCAAGGGTGAACTCGTAGTACAGGTCAATCTCCCCGCCGTCCGCGGTGATGGTATGGTAGGTCTCATCGAGCGCGTGGGTGTCTTCGTAGTCCCCGCTCTCGGTGCCGGTGCTGACGGTGCAACCATCAGCAACCTCCGCCGCGCTCGCGGCTGCTACGCCGATGTTGTAGATGGCCGCAAGGAGCGCGGAGCTGGCCTCGTCAAGGTTGGTGATGTTCGCTTCGAGCGTGTCTGCTGCCGTAGAGCTACCACTGATCTCCACGGCGTCGGTTTGGAGCTTGTCGCTGCCACCCACCAGGCTGTCATACACGTTGGCGGGCACGACCATGAACTCCTTCCACACCGGCAGCGCGCCACTCTCGCTGACCGCCACCACCAGGCGGCCCAGTGTGTTGGTGTCGGTGGCGTCGAGCTGGCAGGAGTAGTAGCCGTTCTCCATGTGTGAGCAGGCGTTGCTGTCGTTCTTCTGGGCGAACGCCCCGCCGTTCTTGCTCAGGCGCACGTCGGCCTGGCTGATGGTCAGGCCGGTCTCTGGCGTAAGGTCGCTTTCGTCAAGGAAAGGGCCGAGGACAATGGTCGCTGCCGTGTTCTGCTTTAGGTAGAGCATCCGGTTACCCTTTCATCAGCTTGACGCGCGCCAAGTGCTTGTTGCGCGGCCAGTGCTGGGCGTCCGTTCGTTAGCCGTGCCGTCCTGTGCCAGATCGCATCCATCTTATATCCGCCTCATTCTGGCCAGGTGCATGAACTGCGGGGCCGCACCCGACGGGCCGCCGCCCTCCTGGAGGTCAAGGTTCGATATGACTGCGGAGACTAGGCGGTCGGGGTTGCCCGAATTGTGGCTGTTGGCACCAAAAATATAGCGGTATGTGCGCGATGCAGGCACGCCCGTGGTTATGGTGTCGTGAAGATACTCAACTGTGCGGGAGGAATCGGTGTAGATTTCGCAGGTCAGGGTTTCGTTTGAACGCGAGATGGTGAGGTAGTACTGGGTGTTGAGGGAAGCATTGGCAGTATCAAGGTTACCGCTTTCAAAGTTCCGTATGTAGAGCCGTGGGCCGCTGCCATACCAATTCACGGATGCCGCCTGGCTGTAGTTGACCACCCAGCTGCTCGCGTCGTCCACCACGTTGGAAACCGCCCAGCAGTGAACTATCCCGGAGCTTGTGAAGCTCGTTGCCTTTACGTCAACCAGGTGTTCAAATGAGGCCCCGAAGTGATCAACGCCTTTGTCGTCATACACGTAGGCGTCTTCGTTCCGCGTCAGGCCCGTTACCGTGATCGTGGTGGCCGTGATGGAGTAGCGGCTGTTCGGGTCCACCTCGGTATAGGTTGTGAAGTCCTCGGTGGGGTCGAGGCCGCATGCTGACGGTTCATCAGGCTCTATCAACGCTGGGTCAGCTTGAACCAGGGCCGAATTGCCGGCGGGGAGATTCCTCACGGCACGCTTGCGTTGGAACCAGGGCACAACGGGCGGGCCCGAAGGATCGTCCGGTTGCACCTCATATGAGTTCGGGGGAAAGGCGACGGCCCTGATCTCATTCAGCGCCCGGCAAATAGCAAGGTTGCGCGGCCTGAACCACCGGCGATGCCACTGCCGTGCAGCTGCCAGCCCCCGCGCGAGACGAATCTGGCGGCATTGCCGGGCGCCATGTCGCCGCAGCCGCTCCTGGAGGCGGAGCAGGAAGTCATGGCGCTCCGCCGGCGTCTGGACGTGGCTGGGAAAGCGAATCGGCACGGCCTACTCCTTTCCCAGCACCACAGGCGGCGCCGCCTCCTGCGGGGCAACTAAAGCCCCGCCGCCATCATCAGGCCGGCTCGCCTTCACCACCACGCTGCCATCCCTGCGGTACTCCACGGAGGCTCCCGCGTACGCCCACACGGGAACGTAAACCCTTTGCACGTAGTGCTGGCCCTGCTTCCCCTGGCTCACCGCCTCAAGGCCCACCAGGCTCAAGCCGTAGGCTGCCATCACACCCAGTGGGTTACCGCCAGCAACAGCAGTGGCCAGGCCCACCGCACCGGAACTCAAGTATTTGGCAGTGTCGGCGGTTCTGGCCTCTGCGCTGGCCTCCAGCTCATGGCGCTCGATGATGACGTAGGCCATGTCCTCGGCGTTGGACGGCCTCGGTGGTTCAAGCTGCCAGAAGCCCGGTTGGCAGCCTGCGCACGCAAGCGCGAGAAGCGTTGCCAGTGCCCGCCGCATGGGCTACTTCTCCTTCGCCGCCTTCTCGGCCTTAGCCACGCCGGCACGGAGGCTTGCCACGCCGAGCGCACCGAGTATGGCCACCACGCACTCGCCGACGGTGATCTCCCCGCTAGCGAGCGAGGCGATTGCGGCGAGGACGGCCGCAGCCACCGTCAGGTAGGTCTTCTTTCCACTGAGCCACTTCATTGCGTGTCTCCTTTCGCTCCTGTGCCGTTGCCGCGAGATGCTCCCGCGCGTGCCGCGTCAGCTTCACCAGGACGCACATGTCAGCCACGCCTCCCGCGCTTCGGGCACTTCTCGCCGCGCAGCTGGCGCTTGCCTTTGCTGCCACTCTGCCGCCGCTGCCAGCTGCCCTTGTAAGGGCCGGTGCCGTCCCGCACGCCAGGTCGGTTGCGTCCCATTGCTCACTCCTTTCCACTGAGCCTGAGAACCGTGTCCCTGACCTCGCCGAGCGTCGCCTTGATCTCGGCGAGGTCCCGTTGGATTATCTCGATGGCCTTGTCGTGCCGGGCCAACATGGCGACGTGCTCCGCGACCGGGCAGTCGCCGCCATGCCCGTTCAGCCTGCGAGCGATGAGCGCGCCCGCGCCCACCATCGCCACCACGCCCGCCACAACCGCCGCCACGATGCTCCCCAACGAGTTCACCGGGCCTCCCCTCCTACCTGGAGCCTATGGCGAGGGCGATGCCAATCGCCAGAGCAATCAGCGATGCCATCACAAGCTGAGGGGCAGTCATGCTCCACCTCTCTCGCCAAACGCCAACCTCCCAACCAGTCGCACTAAATCCGGCCTCAGTCGCCGGAGCTTGTCCATGTGGTCGGGCGCAAAGCGCCAGAGTGGAACACCGGCAGGCCCGGGCAGATCAATGCCTGCCGCCAGATAGCACATTGCAACGCCCTCAGAACATATTGGGCGATCTCCGTCTCTTGGCATGACTCTATCGTCGTGGAGTACCCCGAGCTCGAAGGCGGCAATGCGGATGATCTGATACCAGTCGTATGGCCGACCCACCATTGCATTGGCCATCTCCGATGCCCGTCGCACCCGCCAGCCGGGCAGTGGTCTGCCACCCGGCTCCCGCACCTCCATTGCGTCCACCACCACGTCGCGGCGGTTGTACTCGCGGATGTGCCCCCGCCGCCACGTCGCACTTGCTTCCCAGATGGTCGTCCCCTGCCAGAGAAACAGGTGCGAGTAGCGGCCCAGCCACGGTTGGCGAAGCAGGCGAAAGGCGCGGATCAGAAAGCCAAAGAGCAGACCCGGCCAGCGCAGCGGATTCCAGGTAAAGCAGCCCCGCACGCAGCCGACCCAGAGAGCGCCGCCGGTGTCAGGGCCGACACAGGACACCATGACGAGCCTCCACGATATTCTCGCTCCACGCACAGAGCCTGTCAACGCCGCCGCTTGAACGGCGAGCTCTCCCCCGCGAAAAGGCTCCGCAAGGCCGAGATGGGGACCTTCGCCCGCTTCTGGCGCGCCCACGGATGGAAATCGCTCGGATTGTATGTGTGCTTGCCCAAGCTCCCAATCGTGGCGATGACCGCGAGGATCGTGCTCGTGTGGTCCCACTCGAACCGCGCGCGGGCCTCGGCCATCGCGACCAGCTCACCCAGGGTAAACGGGCCGGGATCAACGCCAACGATGCCCGCCGCGGTCCAGATGAGCGCCTCGATATCATCTGGCTTGACCCTTCCACGGCTTTTCTCTACGTCGGCCCCGCCCCGGTCGCCTCCGCCTTCACCCCCAGGGACGCGACAAAAAAACCCAGCTCCTTAGTGAACGCCTCCAATGCCCGCGTGCAAGCCTCGCCGTAGAGCGCGCCACAGAAGTCCTCGAAGGACACACCACGCTGCTCGGCTTGCGGTTGGATGATGGCGAAGATAACCTCGGCCAAAATCTCCGGGTCCGTCAGCCGCGAGTAGGTGATGCCCTGCGAACTGGCATCCAACTCTGTGGCCTGTTTGTCCCCCTCAGTCGGGGGCATGGTGGAGTTCAGCTCCTCTGCGAGGAACTGCATGAACGACTGGCCGATCCGCGCGCGGATGCGTTTCAGCGCCGCGATGTCGAGACGGAGCTGCCATTTCCGATCCTGTGCATCTGTGAACTCAGTCATCACTCAGGCCCCTCATGACCCGGAAATCGTGACCCACTCTGGCGGATACTGGGTGTTGTAGGCCGGGGTAGCGCTCACACGGACGGTCAGAGCGCCCTCAAGCGGCTGCTCCTGGGTGAACGACAGGATTTGGAAGTCGCCTTGCAGCCCCTGTGTGCCAGTTGTGGTGATGTCGCCGTCCATGATGGCGAGCGCGATGTTGGTGCCGTTCTGCCAGGCGCTTTGGATTGCGCTGAACCCCGTGTCTTCAGTATCCCACTGCATCTCCCACTCGACACGGGCGTCTTTGAGTGTGCCACGCCTCAGGCGCCACCCTCCCGACGCTCTCGTGGTAACGTCGGCGTCGGCCTTCTCGAGGTTGAGCGTCACGTCCTTGACGTTGGTCAGCTCGGTCCACGTCGGATTGGCGGACATGCCACTGGCGTCGTAGTAAAGTTTCGCTTCCAGACCGATGACCTCGCTCATCGTGTGTCTCCTTTCTCAAGCTCCTTAGGTGGCATCACAGGCCCCCCAGCTGCCCCACGATGCCCACGGTGTCGTTTGCCTGGCCTTTCGCCTCGATTGTTGCTAGGTCCAGGTGCTCGAACTTGTACGACTCGCCGGGCACCCAAACCTTGGTGTTCTCGGTGTGGGTCTTGTCCCGGATGATCACGTCGGCTGCGTTCCCCGTGTGGCACGAAATGACAGCCCAGCTCAGGACCGTGCTCTCGGATGCGAGCGCGACCCAATCACCGGTCATTGCCACATCTCGTTGGTAGACTCTCTGCGGCATGGTCACACCTCCGCATAGACGGTTATCTCAAGCGCGCCGATATACTGGCGCCGCTCCTTGAGCGGAGCGCCCTCCCCGAACGGAGTGATACGGATGCTCGCCACCTGGCACGTGCGCCCGTCGATCCTCGTTGTCCATCCCACAAATGAGCACGCAATGTCCTCTAGCGTACCCAACAGACTACGGACATCGGTTGCCTCGTCAGTGATGGGCGCGAGCATCACGACCGAGATGCTCGCCTCATAGCGGGCGCCTTCCCTGGTCGTTGGCGCCAGCTCCGTGATGCCAGGCACCACCACGACCTTCGGGGCTTCGAGGTTCTCCACGGTCGCATAGGCCAGGATGGTCGCCGACCCCACCTCCGCTGCAACATCATGCTCAGCGTTGATCTTCGCAACGATGGCGTCGGCGATGTCGAAAAGCCTCGTGGCCATCATGAAGTCCTTGTCACACGCACCGCCAGTGTGCTGCTATTCGGTGCGATCCGCTCCCAACAACTGTCCCCGCGCGCCGTGACCTCGTAGATAGCAAAAGTTGCGGGACGCGCGGGGTCGGTCGTGGTGATGACATCCCCGGGCTGCGGCGGCGCCAGAATTCCAAGGTCGTCTTCCGATATCAGGATCGTGACGAACGGGATGCCGACATCAACCCCCTCCACAGTGGTATCGAGGTCAACGTCGGAGGTCACTATCGATATCGGGACGTCCTTAAACATTCTCCACCCGCGCGAGTAAGTGGCGGGGATGGCCGCATATGAACGCCGCTGTTGCTCCAACCAGTCGAGGGCATCACCTAGGACGTCCATGCGGCCACCCCCTCACGCCACCGGCACGGGCGGGTCATTGCTCAAGGCGCACGAGCACAGTGGTGTCGGCCTGGGCGGCGGCTTTGACCACCTTGCCGACGTACTTGTTGCCGCTAGACGTGGCGGTGACGATCTCGTTGCTCGCGTCCCAGTAGACCTTGGCGCCAGCGGTCAGCGTCTCCTGGTCAGATTTCGGGAACTGGAACACCCCCGTCACGGCCAGCGCGCCCAGGGTGTTGGCCGCGATGTCATGAGTGGCGACCCCGACGAGGTCACCCTGCACGACGACATCGCCCGCCGACACGGCGGCGGAAGGCGTGTAGTCCACGTAGTCGCCCTGGCTGATTCGCACGGCAGTTGCCATGTTGATCTCCTTTCCTTCAGTCGGTCAGACGCGCCTCACATCATCACGTCATCACGCCCCGGCGGCCTTCACACCGGCCCGATACTCCTGGAGCGCCACGCCGAAGTCGAAATACCCCCTGAACTGAATGCCAAGCTTGTTGAAGTCGGCCTCGGCTTGCTCGACCTTCGGGGTTTGCTGGCCGTTCAAGAAGGCGACCTCGATGACGGCCAAGTCGCGCGGGTCGGCGAGCAAATACCACGCCGTGGACGAGTTGCCGGTGATAGCCGAGTTGCTCAGGTAGGACGAGCAAATGGCCTCGAATTTCCCGGCATGCGGATTGATGGTCGGGTACTTGGTGCTTGCGGTGGTGTTGCGAATCTCGCGCGATGACATGAGCTGCTCGGCCAGCACCTTGAGCGCGGGCGGCACAAGCAGGAAGCGCGGGGTGACGGCCACCGGGTGACCGTCTTCATCGGTTTGCTCGAGGAACTTCTGCTCCGCGCTGGTCAGGCTATCAATGCCCAACGCGCTTGTGCCTCCCGACAGCAAGTTGCCACGAGCGGCGGTGAAGAAGCTCGAGTTGTTCAGGAACGTGGTCCAGAACACGCGGTTGAGCGCAAGCGCGGCACCACGGCCGATGCGCCTCGGCACCTGGGTCAGCGCACCGAGGTCGTCGTTGATGATGTCCTGCCTGGTGATCGCGAACATGCGCCCGTAGGTCTTTGCCTGGATGGTGTAGCTCGCCTCTCCAACGGTCGCGTGTTGGAGCTCGCCGTCCGGGCCGACCTCCTGGAACTCGAAGCCGCCGGTCAACCTGTAGGAAGTGACGGTCTTGAAGTCCTTCACATCCCGCGTGGCCGCGATCTGCTTCCACACGTCCTCGACGGCCTCGAAGCTGTCCACGAGCATCTTGTTGGCAACATTGCTCAGGATGCCCGGCAAGGACAACGTGGAGAAGGCCGCCTTCAGGACGCCAACGGGGTCGGCGTTGAAGTGCCGGCCATCCCAGCCGTTCGCCCACGCCGCCTCGAGAAGCATCTGCTGGAGGCCGACGGAGCGCGGGAAGCGCTTCCGCGCCTCGTCCAGGACCTGCTCACCATAGTCCTTGACGAGCTTGTCGTCAGGATACCCACCGGCCATGATCGCTGCGGCCTCGAGCACGCGCGGAGCCATGTTGTCCTTGGCCTCATTGACCGCCGGCACCCGTGGCCGGGTGGCCCGCACGAGGTCCAGCAGCTGGGCCTGGAGCGCTTCGACCGTGATCTCCCCACGGATGGCCTTCTCCTTGAGCTCCTTGACCTCCGGAGAATTGAAGCCCTTGCAGGCGGCTTCGATCCTCAGAATCCGCTCGCGCTCCTCAGCCCGGATGCGGTCGGGGTCAACGCCTTCCTTGCTGTTGACCTCAACCTTGACGTTGGTGTTCGTGTTGGCGGCTTGAACGCTGGTGGCCTCGCTGTCCTGGCCCTTGATGTCCTTTTCATCGGCCATTGTTCGTTCCTTTCCATTCACTGCTTGCGCAACCAAACGCACGTCCGTCGCTCGGTCAGCCGCCAAGGTGACGACCGAGACTTCCTCAAGTTCCGCTGCCTTTATGTGAATCAGCCCCCCTCGTGGAGCTGTGTGCTCCCGCCCGTTCGCCTTGAACGTCTCGCCCTCGACGTACTCATCCCACGCCGTGGCGATGACCCCCACCGACGCGCGCCACGGGTAGTCGTTGGCGAGTGCCTCACCCACAGTGCGGGACATGTCCGATGGCACGCTCAGAAGCCCTGCGATGCACAACCGCTCACCGCCCACGATGTAGGGGATGCCATGGCCTATGGGCGCTGCCCGGTCATGCGAGTAGAGGAGCGGTACTTTCTCCGGCATCGACAGGCCATCGAGGTCGATCACCAGTGGCGCGGACCACCCCGACACGCGAATCACGCCTCCCGTGTAGGCCGTGATGTCGAGCTTCGGCACGCCCCGGCTGGTGGTCCCCGTCGTGGCCGCGCATTCAATGACAAGGTTGCGGGACATCTCGGCCTTGCCCTCCCGCTCCTTGACTCTCTCAAGGATGCGTCTTGCCTCCCGCATAAGCCGCTCCTTGACCGTCTTTGGCAGGTTCGATTGCGGTATCCGCGCGAGCGCGTTCCTCAAGTGCGGCAGGTCGATCTTGCCCGTGTGGTCCTTGTAGGGGAAATGCCGCAGCGAGCGCGGGACCGTCTTGCCCTCCTCATCTTTCTTCCCCCCTGGCTCAATGTAGAGGAAGGCACTGTCGGGCAGGTCATTGATGTAGGCCGTGCTCCACTTGGCACCCTCCACAAGCCACGGCTCATCCCCATCCGTACCGTCGCCCAGCCCGGCCTCAGTGCTGCCCTCGGTGGCGGGCTCGAAGCGAATGTAGTTGATCCTGTGTTCTTCGAGCCACGCCTTGGCTTCCTCGGCCGTCCACTCGGATGCATCGAACCGAAGCGCCTGGGCCATTGGCGGGGTATCCTCGTCCGCACCCTTCAACCGCGCCCAGATCACCGAGATGCTCTCCGGCAGCTTGATGCGACCGAAAAGCACACCGTCCCTGGTACGGCGGAAACTGGCCGGGTCGAACTTGGATGGGTCATGCAACCGCGCGGAGTGTTCGTTGGGATATGGCATCACCTTGCTCCTTTAGTCTCCGGGATGGGGATGTTGAGCTCACGCATCAACTCCAGCTCGCGGGCGCGTTGCCTCAACTCCCGCTCCCAGTCAAGCCCTTGCTCGGCATAGACCCGCGCGAGCGTGGTGGCGTTGGATTTTAGGCGGCGTTCCTCTGCAAGAGCTTCTTTCGCCGGATCAACGTGCTGGAAGCCATCCCAATACCACGTGTGCGGCCACACGGCACTTTGCTCCAGCTGCTGGACTATGTTGCGCGGATAGATGCTGACCAGGCTCGCCTCGCGCAACCACGTGTAGAACAACTTGTCCAACACGAGAAGACCGAGATTGGCGCGCTCGATTCTGACAGAGCGGAAGAACGTTTGGTGATCAAGCCGACCGCTCGCATAGTTGTAGTCGCTGGAATCACACGCCGCAACGTTGTAGGGCATCGCGAGTGGACGCCCGGCCTCGGTTAGCACCTCCCGCTTGAATTTCGCATAATCCGTAGCCGGGTGCTCGACCCGCAGCTGCATCGGCTCCCAACCCTCCGGCAAAAACATCGCCGTGTTGGGCTCGATCTCCAGAGTCATCGGTTGCTCCACGCCGGCTGCCTCGCCGCCCGGCGGCATGGTGGTCTTGAATAGGACGGACAGGGAAGCCGCAAACTCGGCGGCCATCACCACGGCTGTCGTGTAGCGGCGGAGCTTCGCAAATCTGTCGAGCACCGACACGAACGGCGATACCCCCCGATGTTGCTCGGCTCGGTCGGTGTCGAAATAGTGAATCACTTGCTCCGCCGGAACCCTGTCGTAGTCCGTGGCCGAGCTCAACGACCCTATCAGCTGGCTGCCGGGATGCTGCTTCAGGACGTGGTAGGCGACTGGATTGCCGTCGCCATCGAACTCGATCCCATCCACGGTCATCTCGCTAGACCTGCCTCGCTGCGCTCCAAGACCAAAGCCGGGCGTGGTTACCCTGTCGGCATCGATCAGGCGCAGGTCCAGCTTCACAGGCGTGGGTAGCGCGTGGTTGGTGATAAGGAGGCCGAACGCCTCACCATCGACGAGCATGGAGCGGATCAACTGGCGGAGTTTGCGTGCCAGCCTCGTGGCTTTCATCCAGCGCGCGAACTCGCGCTCCACCCATTCGTTCAGTGTGTCGCTCTCCAGCTGGGACTGAAGCCGGACGCCCGTGCCCACAACGAAGTCGGCATAGGTGCGGACGATGCCCCGCAGGTACCCGTTGTTGTCATACTCATAGCGGACACGGGAGCGAAGGGTCTGCCGGATGGCCGGGCTGAGCGCGGCGTCAGCGCTCAAGTTGTCCGCGTTCGCCCAGTGCTTGCGATTGTCGGCATCGGTGCGCGCGGCATCATAGCGCGCGGCAAGGTAGCGGATGCCTCGCCGGGTCAAGGCCGCAATGAGCCGATGCTTCAGCCTACGGAACATCACTACCAACTCCGGGTGCCACGACCTTGGCCATCCTCAAGGCCAACACAGGGTGGCTTTGTAGCAAGGCCAAGGCGCGGGTGTATCGGTCCACCATGAGCTGCTCTTGAAGCCGGTGCTGCCGCACCGTCAACTGCGGGGTGGCCACCTCTCGGGGTTGCGTAGCGCGCGATTCCAGGTCATCAATCGGCATGGGATTTCTCCTTATGCTCCATCCGTATCGAACCAGGTGGCATGGGTAGTGTCAAGGTGATACCAGGGTGGGAATTACATATCTGTAATTTTGCTCTCTACAATCCGCTCGAACGTCCACAGTCGCTTCCCACAGTGCCTGCACTCCCGTCGCCTCATTATGTAGCGGTCAACGTGCCTCGTATAGATCACTGGCAGGTGCCCACATCCACATCGTGGGCATCTCAATCCCTCCGCCTCGGTCTGGAGCTTGTAGGTTTTACCCACCTGGCCGTACCACCATCATCCGCTGGCGTAGTTCCTCGGCGCTGTAGCGCTTCCTTGGTGATGTGTCCGCTTCTTCCTGCCCCAGGAACGCGACGCCGCTCATGCTCGCGGCGGCCATCGCCCCAACGAGGCAGTCGAACCAGTGGTCGTCTGGCCTCTCCGGGCGCTGGTGCCACTCACACACCTGCCGCCCGTGGCCATGAGTGATGACGTAGTATTGGCTCTCGGCAATGTGCAAGGCAAACAACTCATGGTCGGCGGTTTCATCACCCCACAGGGTTATCGCCCCCGGATCGCCGGGCGCCATGGCGAACCCCTCGTGAACACGTGTTTTCCAGTAGTTGGTGTCGATGCAAGCATGCGGGATATCCCCCGTGCCCACAGTGCTGGGGATGTACCAGTGATGCCCAATCCGCCATCCGGGCCGCCTTTTGTACTGTGTGATGGGCTTGTTCCCCGCGCGGATGCCCACGCCACGGGATGGCATCGCCGGCGGCCCGACCTTGCGGCAAGCCGCATAAACCAGGTGCGGCTTGTAGCCGGCGTCGATCAAGACCCGTTCCACCTGGCGTCTGCCGCCGCCGGTTGTCGGCCACTTCCGCCCAATCAACTCGCTCACGATGTGCTCCACACCGGCTTGAATGGCGCCATCCTCACCCATCCCCTGAAAGACGTGGGCCAGGGGCGTCGGGGCCTCCGAACTCAGAAACATGCGCCGGGGCTGTGGTGGAAACGTGCCGTAGTCAACGACCCATCCCCGGAAATGCTCGCCCCATGCCACCACCGCCCAGTACAGGATGTTCTTGTGGACATCCACGAAGGCGGTCAGCACTGTGGCCTCCTCAGGCACAACGCCACGCTCAAGGCCGTTCCGCTTGGCCTGGACCTCCTCTGCCGACACCATCGATGCCTCGCCCTCGTCACCACGCACACTCGGCTCGTTCTGGTATTCCGCGCGGAAGGCGTGCTCGCCAAGGTCGGCATACAGGTTCATCGCATGCTGAAGGGCCGTCACCTCGTCCGGGTATTTCCGCGCATCCCACTGGACGACGGCACCCTTGTCCATCTCGGCTCGGTGCGCCAGATAGAACTCCGTGGCCTCTTCACCCTCTCCACCCCGCCGAAGGCTCTCCTTGCGAAGCTCGATGTAGCGTTCCCAAAGGTCCATCCGCTCTGGCCAGGATGCTACCAGACGCTTCACCACGCCTTGCCACTGTGGATACTGCGAGCGGTCGAGAATTTGGCTTGCGAGGTCACCCTCGTAAATCGTTGTACACGTCAACAGCGCGGCTGGCCGCTGGTCGGGCGGGGCCATCCCCAGCACATCACCATGCAACAAGTCGAGGCGATAGCGTGTCTGGATTGGAGAACGGGCGCTGCGCCGAGTCTGTGGGTCATCGAGAATGAAGAACGAGGGGCGGACAATCCGCCCGTCGTAGCGCGCCCGCTGCAAGCCGCGTAGGTTCCCATCGAGACTCGTGGCTGCCAGGACACTACCAGAGCACGGCGAGACCTCGATACCACGCTCATGGAATGACGGCGGCAGCCGGGCGCCTTCGACTACTGGAAACCCTATCACGTCATTGCCCCACTGGCAGTGTGTTCGATGCCCGTTGATGTGCTGACCACGTTGGCGCCGGGCGTTGTTCTCCAGCGCCCTCAGTGGGTAGAACGCCTCGGGGAAGTCCTCATGCAGGGCGGCGAATTCCGGACTCAGAACAACCTGCTGCACGTTCTTGATGACCTCGACGGCCCGGCGTTGGGTGCCGGTGACGAACAACACATACTCGCGGCGGCCCGATAGTATCGCCCACAGTGCCGCAACGAAGGCAAGCGTGGTTTTACCAAACCCACGCGGTGTTGCATAGGCAAACAGGCCACCATCCTCGATGCATGTCTGCGCGGTGTAGAGGATTTCCAGGTGATCGAGCGACCACGGCCAGAAAAACACATGATTGAAGTATGCCTCGCAGAAAACTCGGAGGCTCGCCACGGCCTCCTGGCGTCGTCGCCAGTTGCCCACCTCTGGCAAGGGGCCGATGTCCTGCGACGCCCAGGCCCCGGCCGTAGTTCGCCTGCCTCTCGCCCTCACGCATCGGCCTCGGCCAATGGCGCCACACGAGGAACCATTGCTCCAAGGCCGCCAGTGTGCATTGTGGCAGGTGGACACACCGCCGCCCGTTGTGCTCGACATAGACGCTCCAGCTGGTGGTTTGGTCGAGTTCATCGAGCACCCGCCGACTCAAGATCGGAGTGCGAGCACACCACCCACGCGTGCGGGCGAGGCCGTTGATGTAGCCCATGGCCTCGTGGGCAGGCATGGTGGCGCCCGCCGATGCACCATCGCCTTTCGCGGCGGCCTTGTCAATAGTCTTGTCCTTGCTCATGCGCCCGTGGCCTTCTCCGCTGCGTCCGCTGCCACAGTGCCCAGGTCGCGGCGAGGATGATGTTCACGGTGCCGTCGGCGTTGACGGGCATCCCCTCTCTGATGGCCTGTCGAATGTCCGCCTCGGTGATAGCCCCGCCAGTGCGCGCCCCAAGCACCTCGGCCAACTGCGAGACAGGCCAGTTCGCGGTGCGGGCCTCAGGCATTGCCCATGCTCCTCACCCCGCCGGCCGGGCGGCTCGGTAAAAAAATTGATTGCGGCTGCTTGTTCCCGCCGCCATCGGCCGCTGCTCGCCCTTGGTAGGACCCAAAATATTGTGGCCCCACACGCCCATGTCCACGGATGGGCATAGTGA